TCTAGGCAAGCAGATACCATTTCGAACGGTGACCAGTGTTTTTCTCTTGCGAGATAGGTAAGTAGCCTTTCGGACGTTTCAGTGTTACCTTGGTTCGATGGATTGGAGACACGGGCGCAATACGCAACAAGTTCTTGGATATTTTCACCGACATAGAGTTCTCCTTCTGGCGGCTGGCTATAGCTAATTAGTCTAACCTTCATTTCTCATCTCTTCATACTGCTTGAGTCGTTTAATTGTTTTCTTATTATGCTCGTATGTTTCTTCGGTTATTCCACACCAATCACACGCTGTACCTTTTGGAAATGACATAATATCTCTTTCTTTAAGACATTCATGTTTCCACCATTCTATATCATAATCCGCATTTTCTGAATACTTTACAAAATCTTTTTCAAATCGCTTTTCCCATTCTGAAGGAATCATAATAAAATGAAGAACTTCTTGACACGCAAGCATAAACTCAATCTCTCTGCCTTCCGGAAGATGATCATCATCTAGACACTGCATAAGAAATTTACTCGCAAACTCACATGCAGTGTCATGTTCTAATTCAATGCTAATAGTACTCATAATTTAAAATCCTCGAATCTTTTTCCAGTTTCAGTTTTATCAAAGACAGGTGTATCATCTGTCAGAGATTGTTCATTTTCATCGACATCAAACAATCTCATCTTTGAACGATCGACTCCAACTACAAATCGTTTATTATAAGTTGGATCATTATATCTATTCTTTAATTGCTTGACCATAATTTGACCTAGTTGCTCAAGCTCTTCGGTAGAAATCAAAGCAAACATTAGATCCGCGGTAGCGGGTAATCCAAAAGACTCGGACGTATCTTCAAGCCCAACATCTGAGTTACCATAACCAGAACGAGTCGTTTGCGTTGCAGAGAAGACCGGTACGTCAAACTCGACCGCAAGGCCGCGTAACTCTTCAGCGATTGCTTTAATGTAACTATACGAGTTGATAGCACCACCCATTCCCTTCATTCGACTAGAGGCACAGATATTAAGATAATCAATAAAGATAACATCTGGCTCGAATTGTTTCTTCAACTTTAACTCGTTCAATAAAGCACGAAAGTGGCCGGCATGAGCAGAACCAGTTGGATATTCTTTTACAATTAATTTTCCGGTTGTCTTACGAGCAAGATCTGCCACTTTTGTAGTAAACATATCTTTTGACATTTTATCGAGCTGATCAATTGGAACATTTAAGAGGTTAGCATCAATGCGTTCAGCGATACGCTCCTCAGCCATTTCCATTGTGATATATAAAACATTTCTACCTTCAACTAGTGCAGAGGCAGCGACATGACACATGAATAGAGATTTACCAACACCAGTACCAGCCAAAGCGATATTCAGAGTTTTATTAGGCACGCCACCCTTTGTAATAGCATTGAAATATTCGAGATCAAATGGAATGCGATCTTCTTCTGTGTGATAGAACTCGTAGCGTTCTTCAACATTCTCAATATAATCGTGACCAACATTAGTATCAAAGGCAACACCAAGAGCTTTCGATAAAAGATCAGGAAGAGCACCCTTTGTCAATGACTCATGCTTTCCATCAATAATAGTGATGGATTCCATAATGGCATTGTAGATAGCACGGTCTTGACACCACTTTTCTGTGGAGTCAAGTAACCATGCTTCATCAATCGGTTCTTCTGTGAATAGCTGCGGAATAATATCCATAGCCATTGTAAACTGTTCACCTTGCATATTTGATTCTTGAAGTTCAATCTGCAAGGTTTCGAGTGTTGGAAGCTTATTATACTTGCCAACATATTTGCCGGCTTCTTTGAAGAGCGTTTTATAGACACCCTGAAAATAATCCGGTTTAATGAACGGCAGTACTTTTCGCATGTACTGCTCGTCCGTCAACATATTGCGAAGAATCGTTTGTTCAATATTAGCTTGCAAGAGTACCTTCTTCCCTCATTTTAGCTCTAATCTTAGTGGCTGAAATATCATGAATTTCTTTACCAAGATCATGTTCTGTAAACGTGTAGCCGACACCGCGTCCATAACTAATGTCAACTATATTTGGTACTTGAATTATAACATAGTCTACACCAGAAGTAAACCCTTCTTTATTCAATTCAATTGAAATTCTAGATCCGACTTCATTGATGTCAAAAGGATTATCATCTTGTCCGGGTACACGCTCATTCGCTTCTGTATCTTTAGGCACTATACGCACCATAATGCAGACCTGTCCAGTCATAGCGTGAATTCTCTTAAATAATTCGGTATGGCCTGGATGCCACGGCTGCCACCTTCCCAACATCTGTACTGTTGGCTTTGTCCAATCAAACGACAAGTTTAATCTCCTCTGCGATCCCTTGGATCTGCTCATCTGTTAAAAAGTGTTCAATAACCCAATCAACGAGTTCGGGTTTTTCAAACATCTTATTGGTGTCTTCGAAACGACCTTCATTAATCGTATTCAACCAGATAACAATATCTGGATTAAACTCTTCTCTTGTTTGTCGAGTAGGACAGACAAAGTCGCAAATAACATGCCGACCATGAGATTTTTCATAATCAGCAACGTTCTTCATACGACCCGCCTGTCTTACCCTTCCTTCAGGAGAGAAGTCCCAATCATTCGCCATTTCGCGAACTTTATCTGCGTTGTACCAAGCACATTCAAGGTGCTTTTGAAGTCTTTCAGATAGCCATGTCTTACCAGCACCTGGAAGACCCATAACTAGAATTTTCATTGAATTTCCTCGTATTGCATATCTTTTTTAATCGTATCAACTCGATGCTTCATCCAATTGATAGCTGTATGAATATGCCCTGTGTCTTGGGGTCGTAATTGAGATTGTGCATATGCAATCTCTTCCATTAACATAATAATTCGATCAATATCAGAAACTTTACTCATTTTCTCTCTCCTTTGTCATCACTGAACCTGATTCAATGCCATCACGAATAATGGCTTGCAATAGATCTCCAGCATATTCTTGAAGACCTACATCTTCTGTAGTCAATTCTGGATCTGGCGAAGAAATGACAGCAAAGTTAAATGTCATCACACCTTCTTCAGCTTCATTAAAGCTGATTGCTCCATACCGAATAACAGTTTCGACAAAGTCTCCACTTAGAATTCGTACAGCCCAAGCCTGTTCATCATCTTCTGCTGGAATCAACTCGTAATCTTTTAATTCGATTAGATCAATCGACATTTTCTTCAATTCCTTTTTCATTTAAGATAGAAAAACGATTCTTAAGATAATCTTTGAAATCTGTTTCTTCGAAGATTGGTTTCCAGAATGCTTCTTCTAGTGTCGCGGCTTCTCGTACTTTTGTGTCAAGTAATTCGCCAGTTTCTCGGTCAACACGCGAATACCAACCATTAGACGGCTTAGCCACATATTGACCTTGCAAAGCAACATCAAGCAGGCCAGACCACCTTTGTACTCCACCTTCCCAGCTAACACTAATGGGAATCTTAGACTTTTCTTTAACATAACGCGATTTCTCCACATTAATCACGAAATGATAACCTTTGATCTCAGTCCCCTGCTTATCTTGTTGACGACCAAGAATCCAAATATTATCTGCTGAATAATAGATGCCAGTACCACCCGACACCACTGCTTTTGGAAATAATCCAATCTCCATATATGTATGGTTAACAGCAATCAGCGGAATATCTTTCATATTCAGATACGGTGTAGTCATGCGGAATAAGCCCTTAAGAGCTTTTGCTCTTGACATATCGGCTACAGACTTTTCATTGATTGCGTCTTCCAATTCTTTCTTTGAAGCGAGGTTACCGACTGAATCAATAACCACAACAACTTTATCACCACGATCGAGTCCTTCAAGCTGTGCGATCAAATCAAACTTCAATTCCTCTACATTTGTAATAGGAGTATGAAGAACACGAGTTGTATCAATACCAAAGTTTTCAAAGTAAGATTGAGGTGAACCAAATTCTGAATCATAGAAAAGTAACACAGCATCTTTATATTCTTTAAGATATGCCGAAGCCATGATCAAAGCGAATGAGGTTTTAAAATGTTTGGATGGGCCAGCTAGTACTGTAAGTCCTGGCGCAAGTCCGCCATCCACGGAACCCGATAGAGCCACGTTAATCATTGGCACTTCGGTCTTTACCATATCTTTTTCGGTAAAGAATTTAGAATCAGCAAGAATAGAAGTCTCTTTGACCTTACTATTCTTCTTCAGTTTATCCATAATACTCATATATTCTCTCCTGAAATAACTTGACTATTATACCATAAATGAGTCAAGTTGTACACTCTCTTTTTTATATTCGAGCGTCTGTGTTTTATTATCCTGCACAAGATAATCCGTCTCAATCATTTGATTATCTAGCCGACCTTCTACGAACTTAAGAACGTGATCAGCCATGTCCTGTGCTGTCGTGACAGGAACATTCTGACAGATGTGATTGATATTTTTGACACCGCCCTGAAGAATAAAATCGCTAGGCAGTTTCATGATTGATAGACATTCACGAATTGTAAGGAAACGATCTTCGTCAGGATGAGTGAGTGTCATAGGATAAGCACCAACAAAAGCTCCAATATAACCTTTCGGTATATTGACACCACGGCGCATAATGTTTCCACCATTCTTCAATTTATGATACATATCCATGCAACGAACGGATTGCTTTTCGAATCCGTTATTTTTCATCCATTCCGATACTTTATCGTATGTAACACCACTATCTTCGATATAGTGTTTAACATCATAGCTCTTTTCAATCTTGTCTTGAAATTGGCTATGAGAAATACCACCCTCAATTTCTTCGAGGGCGTATCGATAATACGGATCTTTAGACGGAACAGAACTAGTCACAAGGACATTCATCGGATCATCTTGATCCCGTTTCACGGAACGTATCGTATCCTCGATAGTTTCATGTTCACGTTTTATATATTCAAATTGCGGTACTTTTCCGCCCTTCCAGAAAAAATAAAATGTTCTATCTCTTACCTGTGAAAGTCCATGTAAGATACTTTTTGTTTTATAAATGCTAAAAGTGTATCCATATTTTTGTCCGATTTCTCGAAGATCTCGAACAACCGGCTCTCCCATCTTGCTAGCAAGTCGTGGTGCGTTTTCTCCCCAAAAAACTTTGGGTGAGAGAGTACCCAATACATGCTCAGCACTGGTACGCATCCAATCATTAGCAGCAGCATCAGAAGAGCTTGTGACACTAAGACTACTAAGCCCAGCACAAGGGCAGACAGTGTTAATAACATCAACAGGCTTAACATCAGGAAGCTTACCGTCTTCGATAAGATGGTAGGGAACTTCTCTTTTATAATACTCCAATAAGTGACTATCATTGTTTTGAAATCCATCGTATGACAGAATGTACTCGGGCCGAGACCCGAATACATTTTGCATTGCTATTGTTTCGCCACCGATCAGTGGAACGATACTCGCATAATTAGCCATAATTTACCTTTTGTTCTTTTTCGCGGTCATCTAATTCATATTGTTTTCTATATGTATTATTCAGTTTAATGACCTCGTCAAGAACTC